GGCACGTTGGCCGCTGCCACTTACTCGCTGATTTGCGTCGGCTTGGGCATTCAGGCTTACCTCGATGTGGTGGGCGTGAACAACGGCTCTACCGGCCAATACTTCAACGCTGCTACGGCAACTGTTCCCGGCTCCATCACCCGCACCAATGCTGACGGCTCGACCGACACATTCGGCGGCGGCTCTGCAGCCAAGTCGGTGGCCGCTGCTCCAGTGATTGCATCCGGCACCACCGGCTCAGTCGCTGCATCGGTTGCAGCCATGAATGGCGCGGTTGGTTACGCATGGTATTTCGGTGCTTCCGGCTCTGAAAAACTGGTTGCTGTCACCAGCGTCAACAGTGTGACCATCACCGCTGCCGCTGACTCTGGCGCACAAGCTGCCAGCGCCTTGACCGGCGATAACTCGACTTCCGCATTGGACTTCGATGGCTTGCTGTACCAAGCGTTCAAGCCAGGCTCTAACGCTTACATCAAGCGCATGGCCACTGGTAACACCGGCCTGACTTCGGACGGCGCTGGCGGTATCGTGGAATTTGAAGAGGCTTTTGTCAACTTCTACAACAAGTACCGCCTGTCTCCAACCGTCATGTACGTCAGTTCGCAAGAACTGGTGAACATCACCAAGAAGATTGTTGCCAACGGCGGCGCTCCACTCTTGCGCCTGACAACCGGCGCCAACGAGCAGGGTGTCATCAATGCAGGCGTGGTGGTCGGTCAGTACCTGAACAAGGTTACGGGTCAGCAAGTGGCTGTGCGCGTTCATCCGAACATGCCAGCCGGTACGGTGTTCTTCTGGACGGCTTCGCTGCCATACCCAATGAGCAACATCAGCAACGTGACCCAGATGCTCATGCGTCAGGACTACTACCAGCTTGAGTGGCCGCTGAAAACTCGCAAGTACGAGTACGGCGTCTATGCGGATGGTGTTCTTCAGCACTACGCCCCATTCAGCATGGGTGTCATCAGCAACATTGCGAACGGCTAAGCGCTGAGCAATGCAAGCGGGCGGGGTCAAGTGGCCTCGCCCCTTTCCAAAAGTTAACGAACAAATACCATGCCAAAGCTAAAAGCACCCGAAGGCGTATGCAGTTTTAGTCATGACGGCGTTGAGTACGAAGTCAAGCGCGGCACGATTGATGTGCCAGCCGAAGCTGTAGCTATCGCTCTGGTTCATGGCTTTGCCATCCCGTCAGCCGCCGTCAAAGCGACCGCCGCCGACACCCCTGACGACGCCAAGGAATAACCATGGCTGTAGTTGCGCTGGCCACCGTTGAACAGGTCAAGGGTTACCTGACCATCAATTCAAGCGCAGATGACGCATTGCTGGCGCGTCTGGTTGATGCTGCCAGTGGTTTTATCCAGCAATGGCTAAACCGCAGCTTTGGCCCTGAGCAGTACACCGACACCGTGAACGGCACTGGCGGCGATACCCTGCTGTTTAACAATTACCCGGTCACTGCCGTGGCTGGCGTGGTCATCAATGGCCAGGTCATCCCCGTGTCAACCAGCTTTAACACGCCTGGCTACGTCTGGAACGACAACAGCATTGCCTTGCGCGGCTATGTCTTTGTACGCGGCAAGATGAATGTAAGTCTGACCTATACGGCGGGTTACAGCAATTTGCCGCCTGAGATTACGCAGTCTTGCGTTGAGATGGTTTCCGCCCGCTACCGGGAGAAAGACCGCATTGGCTTGGAGAGCAAAGGGCTTGCCGGGGAAACCACGGCGTACAGCCAGCGCGATATGCCCGCACCCATGCGAACCATCCTCAACAATTACCGCAGGGTGGCCCCGCTGTGATTACCGGCAAAGCCATCAATGGGGCGATGACCGCCAGCACCGCAAAGAAAGCCGCTGGTGCTGTGGACACTGCGCTTGAGCGAACGGTTTTAAAGCTGGCACTCAAGATGGCCAGTTTGGTCAAAACAAAACTGACTGGCGAATCTTTAAAAGTTCGCACAGGCCGACTGCGCCGCTCTATTCATTTTGAAATGGATAAGTCTTCAAACAGCGTTGTGGCCACTGTGGGCACCAATGTGCAATACGCCCGGGTCCATGAACTTGGCGGGACTTTCCAGATTCCCGCCCACTTGCGCATGCAGACGGTCGTTTTTGGTCGGCCCATGAAGCAGCCGCGCAAAGTCATGGTCAAAGGGCATCCTGCTACATTCCCGCGCCGGTCATTCCTTGAGGCCAGCCTGAAGCAAATGGAATCGGAAATTCAAGCGACCTTGGCCGCTGAAGTGGGCGGCGAGTTGCGCCGGGTGATTTCGGAGGGCGCACGGTGAACCGTGAAGTCATCTATTCAGCATTGTTCAAGCTGCTTCAGTCCGTTGATGGCGTGGAAACGTTTTCGCGCATTTTGGCGCATTGGGATGATGTTTCTCCCAACATGCAACCCGCGCTGTATATGACCGTGATTTCGCAGACGGCGGAACAGGTAACGGGCTTTCCGTCCAAGTACATGCTTGACGCAAAGGTCTGGATTTACACGCACCGGGACACAGCGGGGGTGATTCCTTCCGTGGCCAGTAATGAAATTTTGGACAGGCTTGACACGGCGCTTAAGCCGCCCGTTGGCCCGTCCTTTAAGCAAACCCTTGGCGGTCTGGTTGAGCACTGTTTTATCAACGGTGAGATTGTGACCGACGAGGGAACTTTGGGGAGCCAGGCAGTAGCAATAGTGCCGGTTCGAATGTTAGTTGTAGCCTCATAAGGGGAAAATCATGTCTCAGTTCGTTTTTGGTTCCGGCGTCTTGTGGGGCACTCCTACAACCGACTCAGCAGGCAATGCCATTGCCAACCCGACACCCGTTCAATTCGGCACGTTGCAAGACGTGTCCATTGACATTTCATTTGAAAACAAGACCCTGCACGGTCAGAATCAATTTGCCGTGGCCGTTGGCCGTGGCAAGGGCAAGATTACCGGCAAGGCCAAGTTTGCGCAAATTAATGGTCTGTTGATTAACAGCCTGTTCTTTGGCCAGACACTGACCGCGGGCATCATCAATGATGTGTACGACACGGCAGGCGCAGCAGTGCCAGCAACGCCTTTCAGCATCACCGTGACACCGCCCGGCAGCGGCACATTTGTTGCCGACTTGGGCGTGCGTGACGCTGGCGGCTTGCCCATGGTGCGCGTGGCTTCTGCCCCGGCTACAGGTCAATACACCGTGTCCGCGCTGGGCGTGTACCTGTTTGCCGCTGCCGACACCGGCAAGACCGTTTTCATCAACTACCAGTACAGCGCATCCAGCACCACGGCTCAAAAGTCCACCGTTCAAAACGTGTTGATGGGTTATGCGCCTTCGTTCCGCGTGGACTTATCCACCCCATTCCAGGGCAAAACCATGGTCTGGACACTTCCAAACGCTATCAGCACCAAGCTGACTATCGCGACCAAGCTGGATGACTTCGCCATGCCGGAGTTTGACTTTGAAGGCTTTGCAGACAGTACCGGCAACGTTCTGACCTACGCCGTGACGGATCGTTAAACCATGACCACCGCCAAAATCAAAGGGATTGACTTCGAATTTGGGGGCGGCGTGGTCTTGACTGTGCCTCCCTTGAACCTTGCCGCCATTGAGTTGCTGGGCGACCGCTTGGCGCAACTGAGCGACAAGGAGCTACGTAAAGAAGATGTCAGCACCATGATTGACGCAGCTTTTATGGCTTTGAAGCGCAACTATCCCGATATGACCCGTGAACATGTGGCCAATGACTTGCTTGGGTTGGAGAACATGCAGGAAGTTTTGAAAGCGGTCATGGATGTGTCCGGCTTGCTCCGCAAGGAGAGCCAGGCACCGGGGGAAGCGACGGCGGGGAGCCTCTAGATTGGAATGAACTGTTCGTGCACGTGTCGATTACCACCGGCATGAGCATTGAACAGGTTCGTGAGCAATTCGACATTCCCCGCCTGAAAGCGTTTAACAGTTACACAGAAAAGTACCCGCCGCAACACTTGCTGATTGCCAGTTATTTTGGTTTTCCCAAAGAGAAGGCCAAACAAGCTGACGACGCAACACTGGCGGGAATGATGGCAGAGTTTCAACAGGTGCAGCGATGAGCGACAACACGGTAGAAATCAAGTTTGGCGCACAGACTGGCCCTTTGAAAGAAGGCACCAACCAAGCCGCCGCGTCGGTTGAAGGCTCTGTCAGCCGAATGAATGCCGCCTTTGCGGACATGGCGGCAAAAATCAAAGGTCACACCGCTTCGGCGATTGATTCGTCATCCTCAATGGCGACTGGCCTTAAGGGGCACTTTGAAACGGTGGGCGGTGCTGTTGGCAAGCTGAACGGCGGGTTGCTGGCCTTTGCCGCTGTCCTGGCTGGAGGTTCCTTTTTTAAAAGCGCCGTTGATGAATCCAAGCAGTTCACTTCCGAAGCCGTCAAACTTAGCCGCGCCTTGGGCATCACAGTGGACGAGGCGTCAGCGCTAAACGTTGCTCTAGGCGACATTTACTCAAGCGCTGAAACCTTTATTGGCGCTTCGCAGATGCTTACGCGAAACATTCGCACGAATGAGCAGGGCATCCGAGAGATGGGTGTAGCAACCCGAGATTCTTCAGGGCACTTGCGACCCATGCAAGAAATCATGATGGACTCGCTCAAAACTCTGAGTAATTACAAGCAAGGTGTTGACCAAAATATTGCTGCACAAAAGCTGTTTGGTCGTGGAGCCGCCGAAGCCTCCCAGCTGCTTAAATTAAATAGCGCGGTCATTGAAGAGGCAAAAAACAAACAGCAGGAGCTTGGGCTTACTGTTGGCAAAGAGAATGTCGAGGCCAGCAAAGCATACAAAGCCGCCATGAATGATGTGGGTGACGTGCTGCTGGCTGTAAAAAAAGTCATCGGTGATGCAGTGATGCCCGTTCTTACCCGGCTGGGTGAGTGGTTTTCAAAGCTCATGCCTCCTGCTATCTTTGCGCTCAAGGTGGCTTTTTCGACGCTGGCTAGTGTCGTGATTGCCGTCATGGGCGTGCTTGAGGCCTTGGGGGAAATCATTATTGGCCTAGCAGCGCCCATCATGGCGTTTGGCCGTGCCATCAAGGCGCTACTGTCAGGCGATATGACCACCGCCACCAAAGAGATGCAGGGCATGTGGTCAACCTGGGGCGACAAAATGGGTGAGGCTTTCGAAAAAGCCAAAGCATCCGCCTCACGGTCATTGGCTGACATCAAGGCGCAGTGGGGAAAGCCTACGGCTATTTCAGCGCCTACAGGTGGCAAGACAATGGGAGAAGAAGACCCCGACAAGGGCAAATCTCGCATGGGCAAGTGGGACGCCGAATTGACGGCGGCCAAGGTTTCCTACGAAAAGCAAAACGACCTGCGCGAGATGAGCAAGCAGCAGGAAATGGCTTATTGGGAAGAATTGAAAAAGCGCTTCAAGCTGACCAAAGAAGAAATGCTGTCCGTCGGTCAAAAAATTGACTCGCTCCAGTTGGCAATGAACAAGGAAAACATTGCCGAACAAATTGCCGCCAAAAAAGCGGAAATGGAAAGCTGGAAAAACAACATGGTCGAGCGTCTTCGCATTTCCGAAGAGCACTATGCGATTGTGGTGAAGCGCTATGGCGATGAGAGCAAAGAAGCCAAAGCCGCTCAAGCCGAAATTGACCGCGTAAAGCGGCAAAGTGCCGAGCAGTTAAAAAAAGCAGAACTTGACGCCATGGAAATGCGCCGCAACATGGCCATGGGCGACATTGAGATTGAAGAACAAAACGCTCAGGCACTTTTTCAGCAAGGCATGATCTCCAACGCGGAAATGCTAACCCTTGAGCAGCAGTTTGAAGATGCTCGATTTGCCATTAAGAGCGCTGCGCTTGATGAGCGCATGGCTTTGTTACTTAGTGACCCGGACGCCAACCCGGCAGAGATTCGCAAGACGCTAGACCAAGTGATTCAGGTTCAGCAAGAGCACCAAGCGAAGCTGGCCAACATCCGCAACGCCGCCGCTGCAGAAGACCGAAAATACGACAAAGCGTTTGCCGATGGCGTGGGCAATAGTTTTGGCAACATGATTAGCAACGTGCTGTCCGGCACCATGAAAGTGCGGGACGCTTTCCGCTCCATGGCTCAATCAGTGCTCAGTACCTTCACTGGCATGATTGGAAAGATGGCCGCAGAGTGGATGGCCCGCAAGCTGTTGGAAAAAATCATCAGCGCCAAGTCGGCGGCGGGCGATATTGGGATGCAAGCAGCCAAGGCAGGTGCGGGCGGCGTGGCATCAATGGCTGCGGCACCTTTCCCATTGAACACGCAAGCGCCAGCTTTTGGTGCTGCCATGTCGGCCTTGGCTGGGAGCTATATGGGCATGCTGGCCCCTGCTGCATCAGCCGAGGGCGGCTTTGACATTCCAGCCGGCATGAATCCCGTGACGCAGCTTCACCAGCGCGAGATGGTTTTACCAGCTCAATATGCGGACGTAATCCGAGGCATGGGGGAGGGCGGCGGCAAGGCGGCAGCGCCCAACGTCACGCTGCAACTGCACCCCGACGCCATGCGTTACACGCTGCAAGACTGGCTGCAAGGCGAGTTGGCACGAATGGCGGCGCAGCGATGAGTATCAACCTGCTGAGCGGTTTTGCGCGTGAAGGCGCATCCGTCATCGTGCTTTACGCCGGGTATCCCAACCGCCGCGTGACTTGGACGCTGGACGGCGCGGGGAGCTTGTCACCCCTGACCGACTACACCGACGCCAGCGGGCGGGCTGGCGCTGTTTTGACGCCCGACACGGCGGGTGATCTCTTGACTATCACGGTGGACTCAAGTGCTTGAAAAACTGGCTGGGCCTTTTACGCGGTTTTTGCCCAACGGGTCAACACCCGCCATGCCGCAATGGGCAACGTGGGTTGACGAACTGGGCTTGTGCGCAGTCATGGAAGGCGCGTCATCGTCAGTCACGCAGATTGATGGGGCCACCTACAAACGGGCCACTCTCCCCAATGTGTCTTACTGGCCCTTCATCTTCAATGATGACGTGAATGCGTTGTGGATTGGGCATGACGTTTACGGCTACACGTTCGACAAAATTGCCTGCACCATCAGCGCTTCGCCCGTGGCGCAAACAGCCGATGGCGGTATTTATTTCTGGGCTGACTGCATTCGTGGCGGTTACGCCTACCGGGTGGGGGCCAGCTATTACGGCCTTATTGTGGAGCGCAAGACTGCGGACTTTTCCGCTTACTACAGCACGATTGCCACAGCTGGCGGCTTTACCGTGGCACCCAGTGGGCAAGCCTATTTTTCCAAGGGTGCCGTTGATGGCGAAATTTACCTGACCTGCGAGTCGGGGCCTGGCATTAGCTACAACATTGACACCAACACTTTTGGCACACGCTTTTACCTACCCAACAACAAGGGCGCGTGGTACAGCAAGCGGCTGGGCGCATTTGTGGTGCTCCTTCCGGACAACAGTATCAGCATTTATGCGACCACACCCAAACCCGCCAGCCTGTCTAACCCCACCGATGTAAGCGGCTTTGCCAGCGGGCAAATTAGTTCGGTGCGGGTGCGGCTGCTCGGCAGCAACAGCGAGCCATGCGCCGGTGAATTGGTGGACTGGTCTATTACTGCGGGCGGCGGCGCCATGCTGGATGAGCAGACCACCACCAACGCCACCGGCTACGCCTATGCGCGTTACCTTGCGCCATTGCCAGGCGGGGCCAATCCCACCATTTCAGCCAAGGTCGAGTTTTAATCATGTATCGCCAAACCTACCAGAGCGCTGTCTACCCTTACCGCACGCCCGCCGAGTGGCGCGGCGTGCCCAACGGCATTGGCACGGGCAGTCTGTACAACCCCTACCTTATAACGCCGCCCCGCATTTATGCGGAGGAAGTCGTTACCAACCTCAAGCCTTTTTTGTTTTGCGAGCCTGCCAACCTGGCCAACGCCACGGTCAAAGTGTCAATCATTGCGTATGAGAACGTGATTTATTACCCGGGCTGGCTGATTGCCAAACTGTCCTGGAATGGCGTAAGTGGCGAATTGCTTGGGCGTGAGGAAACCGGCAACTTTGCGGCAGTGCAGCTGGCATGGACGGCTTCGCTAACCGTTGACTTTGACAACGCCATTTGGCGAAATGACATTTTTGGCGACATTCAGCGAGTTGCCATTTTGGCGGAGGGCTTCCAGTACTTAGAGTCGGTGTCGCACACGCTCTACGGCGTAGCGGCTATCAAACTCCCACTGGTGGACAGGAGCAACAACCTCATTGCCATGCAGGCCGAAGCCGGTAGCTCGGTCATCAACGTGTACAACTTCACTGTGGGCACTTATCTGCGCTCCTTCCGCGTGAGTGGCGAGCCCGTGGCCATCTGCCCGGGCGACAAGTACCAAGCCTACATTTTGTGCAGCAACGGCGTGCTGAACATTGTCAACATCAATACCGGCCAGATATTGGGGGCCGCACTTTTTCCGGTGCAAGCCAACACCCTGAGCACGTCAATTGCGTGGGACAAAACCTACAGGCGGTTATTGGCGTTTGACCTGACGGCCAACGGTGCGGACGGCTCCAGCACCTCCTACGTGCGCGGTTACTACCCTGTGCCCATTGCCACCCGGCTGACCAAGCCCATCCCGTTGAAGCCACCCCGCAAATTCAAAGAGGTGCAACTGGCAGCTCGCATGACCGATGACATTGGCAACCCACTGTCTTCGGGGGTTGTCCAGTGCGCCTTGGCTTGCACACCCACAGGCGCGGCCACGCTTACCAAGTCGGGCGCGGCTCCTGACTCATTAGGTTACGCGACATTCAAACTGGTTACAGCAGAAATCGGCACTGCCGAAGCATCCTTGACCGCAGAGGTATAAAAATGACAACGCTCACATCCAGCGCCACCCTAACCCTGACCAGTGGCACACCCGTGTCCGAGTCAATTTCAGTGACTGTCCTGCCAGCCGTGCCCTATGGCGAAGGCAAGGGCCGACTGGTTCACCCCACGCTCGGCGCTTATGACTACGACTTGGAGCCTACCGAGTGGACAAACGTGTTTGGCGACACGGTAATTCAGCCCGTCTGGTCATCTACCCGCACGCTCGACGGTGCTTCTAATTCCCTGTGGGCGGGCAGCATCCGTGACGTGGTGTGTGAAGAGCGCTGGACGGCGCAAGGCGGCTTGGCCATGACCTCAGCACAGTTTGCCATCATGCTGGCCATGTACCAGCAGCCGCCTGACCCGGAAACGGCATGGGTGCTTTGGTATCCGAACTACGCCACGGATGTGGGCTACAAGGTGTTGCTCACCGAGTTGTCGGCAGGCGACTCCAATGCGGTGGTGCTCAACGGCTTTGCGCGTGCGGGGTTCATCGCAGGCAAGGTTACGCTCAAGATGCGGATTGTGGGCAAGGTATGAACGCGGACTGGCAACCTCTCCCCGTTGACGGCAAGCTGAGCGCCAGCGTCATCCTGCACCCCACGGCCACACCACTTGAAGTCATGAGCGGCACAGCCACGGACGGCATTGACCTGTCCCAGTATGCCTCCAAGGTGTCACAGTCTGCCGACTCGGCGCAAGTGACGCTGCATTGGAGCACGCAACTCAACGGCCCCAGCCAGCCTGTGCCGGGTCAGCTTCTTGAGCTGGTCTTGAACGGCCGGCCTCTGTGGATTGGCCCCATTGAAACCATCAACGATTACCGGATGGAGCGCGGCAACCGTGAGTTAAGCATTACCGCCCGCAGCCGGGACGGTAACCCGCTGTGGCGCGACACTCAGCGCGTCAGCGACATTTACCCGGCTGGCACGTGGCTGAGCATCATCACCGAAGCCGTGGCGCTGTCCATGGGACTGACCACAGACGAGATAGACCTTCCCTCCATTTCGGCCACCACCATCCACAGCAACACCCAGTTGGCCAATATTTCAGCGTGGGCCATGCTTGAAACGCTTTACCTGCCTGTGGGTTACCAGCCATGGGTGGACGCTTTGGGGCGGCTCAAAACCGTTTCTCGTGACACCACGCGGGAGGCTGACATTGTGCTGACCGCAGACCGTGTAAAAGCCATCAGCGGTTCACGCTCAACACCACCTGTCACCGTGCTCCGCGTCAAGTGGCTTGACCCCTTGTTGAGCAAAGTCACCCAGCAAGACCAGCCATTACAGACCTACTCCATGACGGCTGGATTTTTTCAACTGAATGTGACGCAGGAGGTTAAGTTTTCGGATGACGGCTCGCAGCGGGCGGAAAACACTTACCTGAACATCAAACAGTCATGCAACAGCGGACTGTTGCCCGTGGCTGACGAAAGTTACACCCAGCTGACCGAAACCACCGGCAAGATTTCGCTCGACAGCCTTTACTACAGTCAGGCTTTTGTCACTGCGGCGCTGGCCAGCGCGTGGAGCGCCGGTTCACTGCCCGACATTGCACCCACTGGCGGCGGCCCAACCGCGCCCATCGGCAAGAAGACTCAGGCCGCGCTGCTTTACGCGGCCATGTTTGTGATGTGCTCCATGGGCACCGGCTCCTATGAAGTCCGCGGCCAGCCTTTTGATTACGTGCGTGCGCGCAACACCACCGAAGCCTTCAACACCGAAACGCCCGAGTGGATGCAGAAGGTGGTCGAGATTGAAAACGACTTCGTGATGAACCAGGCCATGAGCGAAGCTTTTGCCACTCGTGAGCTGCTGTATCAAGCACGCGGCGCCGTGTCCTACGGGGTCAGCATCGTGGACGACCCGCGCATTGAGGTGGGAGACATTCTCGAGCTTCCTGATGCCAGCCGTTTGTATGTGACCGGCTACAGCCGTGACTTGTCACGCGGATCTGCATCCATTCTCAACATCAGTGGGTTCCGCGTATGAGCAACATCCTCACTTATCTGACACAGGCGGACATTCGTGACGCTGAGCCCGAGATTCAAGGCAAAACCCTGACGCGCCCGGCGCTGCTGGTGACGGATGGCTCCAGCGTGGTTTACGCCTGTGATGTGGACATTGGCCGGGACGCGCCACTGCGCAACGTGCCTGTTGCATCCGGCAATAACCAACTGCTCTACGCCGAAGCGGGTGCGGCAGTGATTTTGCGCAAGACAGCCAGCGGCCAGTTCACCATGGTCGGCTTTGCCAAGGAAATGCCGGGCACGTACATCCGCATTCCCGTCACGATCTCAACCGGCGCGTTTGGGCCAACCCAAAACATTTCAATCACCTCTCGCCCCTTGACGCTTGGCGAACTGGCCTCTTATGGCGGGTTTGGCTTTGTGCCGCTGGGCTCCATTGCCACATTCCAAGGTGGCGTACTTATCGGGATTCAATCATGAGCATTTCATTGCCACGTTACACCAGCGGCGACACCAACTACGTCGCCAATTTAAACAACACCAATGAGACGGTGGAAAACTCCATCAACTCGCTAAGCAATCAATTGATTGGCATCCCCAATTCATCCATTTCCGTAGGCACCTACCTGCCAGCCGCACTGGGCACGGTTACTAGCCTGATTGGCGTTACATCTTGCGTGCCCACCGGCTCGGGCGCTACGCTGACTGTGCCAGCCGGGTATGTGTGGGTGCCATCGGCGTCAACAGTTGTATCAAAAGCGGCAAACACCATCAGCTTTACCGGCCTTGCCGCGGCGACTTACTACGTGGATGTGGACTCAACCGGCTCAGCCACCCGACAGACCTCCAGCGGCGGCAACACGATTTACGCCGTTGCCTGGACGGGCTCGGCTTTTGGCGCGATTACCCGCGTGTGTCCCGTGCTGTGGAGTGCTGCGGACATTCAGGCCGCGCAACTGAGTGCGGCTTACGGCACCACGTACTTTGCGCTTGATGATCGTTTTGAAGCCAGCGAGTCCAAAATTAACGCGTTGCAAGCGCTGCCCTATGACGTGGATTTTTGGCAGTCGGGCAAGCCGGCCGCTGGCCAAGTGCTGAAAAAGCTCAAGGTCTCCAAAAACACCACCTACCCAGCCAGCCTGACAGGCTCCACGGTAGTGACGGCTGACGCGGCAGCTACGGCAAATGCTGTGTTCTCTATCGCCAAGAATGGCGTTGAATTTGCGACGTTAACCTACTCGGCAGGTAGTGCAAATGGTGTTTTTGCCGGGACTGTCTCCTACTTCGCAGCGGGTGACCTGCTCAGCGTAAAAGCCCCAGCCTCACAGGATGCAACACTATCTGGCGTCGGTTTTGTGCTGTCAGCATTCCGTTAACTCTTGACGGTTAATGCTTCCTAAAAGGTAAAATAACGTGAATGTCTTACGAAAGCACCATATGGCCGTAAATGAACTGATTGCAACCAAAGCGGCCACGACTGCGACGTATGGCGGCAGTGCAGGCGCTGTGTATTTTGGCTTTACCGCCAATGAGGTGGCTGCGCTGGGTGGCTTGTTCATTGCCATCATTGGCTTGTGCGTCAACGTCTATTACAAGCACAAGCATTTAGAACTAGCCCGAAAAAACCAGCCGTTTGAAGACGACGAATGAATTCTCCTGGACGCACAGGCATAGCATCACTGGCGCTATCTGCTGCGGCTCTCGTCGGCATTGCGCTGAGCGAGGGCTATTCGCCAGTGGCTTACACGCCCGTACCCGGTGATGTGCCGACCATCGGCTACGGATCAACTGAAGGCGTGAGGCTGGGGCAGTCCATCACACCTGATAGGGCGCTCGTTCGACTCTTGGCTGATGCGTCAAAGTTTGAGCAGGCCGTGAAACGCTGCGCTCCCGTGCCGATGTACAGCTATGAGTTTTCGGCTTACGTAAGTCTCGCCTATAACGTAGGCGAGGGCAGGTTCTGCAACAGCAGCATCCCTATCAAGTTGAAGGCTGGAGACTACGAGGCGGCCTGCAAGACCATCCCCGAGTTCAACAAGGTGCGTGACTGCACGAAGCCAAAAGTATTCAATCCGAAGACCGGCAAGCTGGAATGCCCGCTCGTAGAGATTAGAGGGCTGACCAACCGCCGCCAGGACGAATACAAACTTTGCATGGGGGAATCATGAGCTTTGCCGCACGAACTGCTGTTCTCATTGCCGCCATTGTCGCGACATGCGCTCTCCTTTGGAAAGTCCATTACACCGGCAAGACGATTGGCCGTGCTGAAGTCACGGCCAAGTGGAATCTTGACAAGCTCAAGCAAAGCGAAGCCAGCCGCGCGCGCGAAAAGGCGCTAACGGCTCAAGTTGAAAAGGTACGCAATGACTACGCCAAACAAAAAGCTCGCCTTGTCGCTGATGCTCGCGTTACTGCTGACCGGCTGCGCGAGTACGAAGCCGCGGCAAGTCGCACCGCTGGAGATACCAGCGCCACCAGCGGAACTAATGGCCCCTTTGCCGCCATTGCCGGTGAATGTGCCCGAAGCCTTGCGGCGCTGGACGAACATGCTCAGGGACTACGAGCAACGGCAAGCGCTCTGCAAGAGTACGCCAACGGCTTGCGTTTGAAGTGACGTTTCAGAGCCTGGCTGATATTTCTTCAGCTGTCTCTCGGTAGTAAACCTGCAACATCCTGATGTCTTTGTGCCGGGATATTTTGCTCAGCGTCAAAATGTCCATTTTTCGCGCCATGAGCGTCAGTGCAGTAGCCCGTGAGTCCCTGAACTGCAAGCCTTCGATCAAAAGCTGCTTGCACAAGTCGCTGAACAGCACACTGGCCTCGTTGGGTTCAACTTTTAAAGGTGGCATGGTCTGCATCAGGCGCCAGCCCTGCCGGGTAATGGGTACAGTCTGGGGCAAAGGGTTTTCCTTGCTGGGCGGAATGGTGACTACCCGGCGCACCTTGTCAAAGCCTTTGGGCGCGGCCAATGCCTCTTGCAGCCTCATGGCCGTTCTCAAGGCAATGTGAAAGGCTTGCGTGACTTCTTTCGTCTTGCCGCCTCTGGCTTGTCCTGCACGTATCACCCGCTTGATTTCCGGCCAGCGCCATACCGTCACTCTTGAGGCGTTTTCCTTGGGAAGCCGGACGCCTTGAAACGGGCTGGCATCAATGGCTTTCCACTCGGTAGCGGCAATCTTGAAAAGGTTGCGGTACAGGTTCACTTCCCGAATGACGGTGGAGCCGCTGACTGTTTCCAGCCGCCAGTCGCGCCACTCGCCCATGATGGCGCTGGTAATCTCTTCCAGGCTCTTGATGCCTCGGCTGTCAAAGTAAGCGCAAAACGCCTCAAACCTCAACTCTTCCCATCGGCCAGCTTTGCGCTTGTCGGGCGTCACGGTTTTGAGGTACTTTGAGCAGGCATCCCGCAGGCTCAGCTTCTTGAGGAAGGTCTTTTTGCTTTCCTCGGCTGTTGCCCACGCCTGACATTCGCGCTTGGTGGGGAATGTTTTCGAGCGGCGAACGCCATCCTTTTGGATCTGGACGCGCCAGCCGTCGCGGAATTTACCGATGTACGCCATTGCAAAAGCCCCTTGTTCGCTTGCCTGTTCGCGTTTTTTGTTCGCTTTTTGTGCGGAAAGTAGCGCGGGGAGCTAAGTAGCTGCCTGGCCCCCTCAGAGGGGAGAAGTGTACTTAAATGGCTTGTAACGACTTGTGTCGTATAGGAATGGTGCCCAGGGCCGGAATCTAAACCCGCATGAATAGTGGCTTTTAAGCCCCTGTGTGAAGAATGTGCGAGTTATGAAGCCGTGTGTGAAGTCTGTGCGCTTTTTCGTTGCATGAACTTGTGAACATCCTCTTCCAGCCAGGCTGGTTTGCGCGGCGTGGCAATGTTGGCCGGGAATCCCGGCTGTTTTGTGTACAAGTCCAGAACAGTTTTACGCCTGAGCCTGAGCAGCGCAGCCAAGTCATCAACGGTAAGTATTTTCATAATCGCCCTTTAAACAAATCCGCGCAACTCAGGCGCTTTCCACCCTGCAGGCTTGCCAATCTTGCCGCCTTGCAGAATCACAGGTTTGCCATCCACCAGCTTGGCGTCATTGCTTGCCAGCACCGCTAAATCAGCCGCTGGCTTGTCAAATCCGGCAAGATAGGCAATGCCATTGCCCGTGACTTCGCGGTCACACAAGGCGTCTAAAACATCCACGCGCAAATGGTTGGGGAAATGGGCGGTCAGGCTTCCACTTTTGAGTTCTTTGCCAAGGCTGTCTAGGTCAACCCGCAAGCGTTCAAGCAGTCGGCCCCATCCTTCTTTACTCACGCGCAGGCAACTTAGTAGCTCCGCCGTTTCTTCCAGATCACAACCAATCTGAATAGACAGGTTTTCAGGGCTGGGCTTTTTCCCGCAAGCGTTGAGCCATGCTTCAGTGCGTTTGTAGTTGCTCATGCTTTCTCCTTCGCTAAAACAATCTTTTCCAGTACCTCAATAACACCTTGCATTTGTTCTTCCATGTGGTCTGGCAGGGGGTGTGCAGTGCAATACGCCCACGATTCAAGTGCGGACAGCAGCTTGATAGCGTCTAGGGCTTCGGGTTTAGTCATGGCTTGCTCCCTATGCCGTGGGCCTGCTCGATGGCGCGGGCAAGTTGAAAATGGTAGGGTGCAATCGAAGGGACGGTGTAGCGCCCATCCACATCCTTTTCAAATCCCACCCAAGAAAGCACCCTCTTTTTTACGGCATTTGAAATTGCATCAAAAATCTCAGCATCCGTCAGCGGCTGGCGCTGTGCTGCGGGTGAGGTGGCACGAATCCTGTTGAGCACTTCACCAGCGCGACGGGTGCATGATTCAACAGAGTGCGAACCATCAGCCAAAGTGACGCGAATTTCATCTCTGTTCCGTGGGTGGCACTCGTCCGTCAAGCGATAAAGCAAGCTGCCGTCTTGCAGCCAACCGTCATTCGCCACCGGCCCCTGCTTCTCAGCAGCTTTGCACTGCTCACAGTCATGCTGGACACAGCCGATCTTTGGCATATCAAGCTTGGGCTCAGCACCCAAAAACTCCTGCCGAATCATCAGCGGTGCGGCATGACTTGCACCAAAGCCCTTTTCAAGCCTTGCAATAATTTGCGCGGGAACAGCCTCAAGCCGATCATTGCGCTGGCGCAGCAGGCGGTTTTCAAGCTCCAAAGTGTCGATATCTGTCATCACTTGCTTTCAAAAGGTGGGGTACTCGCTGCACTTTGCTTGTCAGCCTTACGCTGCTGGTCATCGGCACGTTTCCCGATAAGGCAAAGAATTTGCTTTTCCCCGTATAGGTGACAGTGCCCCTACTAAAAGGCCAGTGCAGGCCAAGACATTAAAAAACCTGCACTGCTTTACTGTCGTAAATCATCAAAAGGGAATGTCGTTCATGTCGTCAAAACCGCTAGACGCCTGAGACTTTGGCTGCTGCCTGGCAGGCGCTGCCGCTGGTGCGTCCTTTGGCTTGACGGACAGGCTGAAGAATTTACCGCTGCCGTCCTTGCGTTCTTTCACCCAGCCGCTCAGCCAGTATTCCACGCCATCGACGTTTAACTGGCCTTTAAAGTCGGGGTGGCTCGGCTGCTCTTTGCGGTCATTGCGCGAAAGGATTCCGGAATTTGTGTTGTCGTACTGCTGGCTCATGCTGGTTCTTTCTGCTGATTAAGGTTGTTGATTGCTTCTTGCTCTGTTGGCCCGTACCCAATCGGGTCGCCTGGCTCATATCCCACATCCATCGCGCTCCAATCAAAGTCACGGACGGGGATGGGTGGACGGATAGGGGTGGTTATCACTTTGCTAGTGGCCCTGGCTATCAAGTCAGCGTATGGGCCTTCATCGCCGTCATGGCGCTTACTCCATTCATTGGCATGTATCAGTGCTTTGAGCATTTCAGGAGCGCAGGCGTAAAGGGGCTTTATGCTGTGGCCCTCATTGCTTGCCCAGCCTTTTTAATAGCTGCGCGGGTTTTGGAATCAAGAATGTTCCATAGGGCTGTTTTCTGTCCGTCATCTAGCGACTCAGACTCAACGCGCCGATAGGCGTCCTCTGTTTGCTGGCTGGCAACCATCGCAATGATTTCGACGGCAAGTTCACGGATGTAGCCTTGCTGCTCTGAATCCAGTTCATCCATCGCTCCCATCGTGGGGCTGCTGCGGAACGTCGCAGGGATGGCGCTTTCTTTCTTTGGCGCAGGGCCTGCCGACGAGTCCAGCGCGTCATGCTCTACGATTTCCATTGCCGTCACCCACAAATAACGCCTGAGATATGTTTCAACCGCGCCTAGGTTCTGCACCTCGTGACAGCCCTTGAGCGCTGCCGATGACATGGGCGAGGTGATAGCCAGTTCAGTTCCGTCCTCAACGTCTGTAATCGTCAGTCGTGCAATGTCAGTGCCGTAGCTGATAACGCCGCACAAGCCAAGATCGTTAAAGATTGTTTGCACTGCGGGAATGAAGTCGCCAAGCTCAAAATATTGATACCCGGCAAACTTGTTCAAGCCTGACTTTTTGAGTTTCATGCTTTGAAGCGTCAAACGGGCCTGCATCAATTTTTTGTAAACGCTCATTGCATGTTCTCCTTGAGTGGGTCGGGCATTGCATCCCGCTTGCTTGTGTCTACCTCTGGTGGGCATGGTGGGTACTTAAAGCCGTACTTCTCGCAAATTTCAGGCATCAAGAAATAGGCAAGTGATGACTCTTGCCCCATGTAGTACAGATCCGTTTCGGTCATGGCAAACCCTTCTGGCTAAAAAACAAAATAATCGTGGTGCCCAAAAATGCGACGGCAACACAGAGAAAAAACTGAATGCGTGACAAGTCAAATTTCTTTACCGGCTCATCGCCCTCTTGCTCTCGCGGATAGCTGGCTTTCACTTTGGTAACCGTGGCTGGGTATCGTGGGCAATCACGCTTCTGGCGGCATCCAGTGGCGGTGCGTTGTTCGCAACAATCCATCAATCCACCTTTGCGACTTTGATGCCGCGCCGTGTTGTGCAGACAAGGTGGCCTTCCTCTGTCCATCGTGCTTCACTGTTCGGGCCGCGTGACTCACGGCATACCGCCTGCCCTGCAACGTGCTGCCTGTCGCTGCCTTGCTTTGCGGCGCGTAGTTCTTTGATTGCATCTGACTCGCTCCAATCCTGTGTTGACTCATCGGGGCCGTCCAGCATGTAGCTTGTGGACATGACTGCCACCAGTGCAAAGACGATGGCGAAATTCCAATGTGCTGTTTTCATGCTGCTGCTCCTTTTGCTTTGTTACTTGCTGCTTTGACCTGCTTGCACCACGCCGGGACGATGTGCCCATTGCGCTCGAATTGCTTCGTCCAGTTCTCTGTCATCCTGTCCAAGTCATCAATCAACTTGCTGTTAGCGCCTTGCAGCATCACGAAGCGATAAGCCACTGCCTTTTGCTGCTCTGGTGTGGCATTGCCGTAAAGACATGCGCGGTGAGCATCGAGCGTGAAATCTTGTTCAGCGGCATTCATGCTGTCTCTCCTTGCATCTTCTGGACGTGGTTGTCGTACATGCGCTTGTAGCCATCAAAGATGTGCGCAAAGGCCGTTACGAGAATCTTCTGATTGACTGGATCTGCTAGGTAGTAGGCGTCCGCAAGTGAGCGCACAAAAGAGCCGCCTTGTTTTTCCATCAGTTCGATATGACTAATCCAGAGCGGGTTCATGCTGTCACCTCAAGTTTTTTTAATGCGCGGGTAATGCGTGAATGAGCGACCTCAATCAACATTCGGTATTCAAGATGCGTTTCATCGTCATGCTGGGCCTTTGATTTACTCAAGAACTCATCGACTGATCCATTGAAGCAGCCGCGTGTAACGACTAGTCCGTCTTTGCCGTGGGTCACAGTGAGCGTTCCGTTTTCAGAGCCGACTTTTGAAAACCAGATAATCAGGCCATTGCCAGAGACCCGCGCATTGCCAGAGACCCGCGCATTGCCATAGACCCGCGCATCGCCATAGACCCACGCATTGCCAGAGACCCACGCATCGCCATAGACCCGCGCATCGCCATAGACCCACGCATTGCCAGAGACCCGCGCATTGCCATAGACCCGCGCATCGCCATAGACCCACGCATTGCCAGAGACCTGCGCAAGATTTTTTTCACTCTCAACATATCCACCCAAATCACCGGGAGATATGCCAAAAGCAGCGATTGCAATAAGTGCGCGAATGCGTTTAACAGTGCGGCCTGGTGCAATGGTTATTTCATCGCCTGGCACAAATTCATACTTGTTCATGCTGTCACCTTGCCCGTCATTTCAAAGTTCACGCGGCGAGTCACAGTTACATCACGAGCAACAGTGAGGATGAATCCGATGCGGTGATAGTCGCCAGCATTCATAGCGGCGAGGATTGCGTCCGCGTTCTCAATAGCCGCTGTCTGCACGTCGTCAGCGTCGTAAGCGGCCATCTGGCGCTCGTTGGCTTCGCGCCATTGGGCGACTGTGGTGTCAGCGCCGTAAAAGGCTTCTAACTCTCGGTCTGTTGCTGCTTGCATGTCTTTGCTCCTAGTAGTAGGACGCTGCTACTTGCATCAAGGCACTGCCTCTAGACCGCCGCGCCCCTCGGGTTGGCTTTAACTGCCGGGTATGCGTTCCGGCTGGGTCGTTCCGCTTTCGTTTGCGTCTGACTAGAAGTTTACCGAACAATAAACAATGTGTCAACCGTTTGGTAAATAAAACAGTAAATTTGTTGAAGCCAGCTTTTTGATGGGCGTAAAAAAACCCGCACTCGGCGGGTTTGATTGGGTGGGCAGTTACTAACGGAATCGACGCTCAACAGCGCGAACGACGCCCACAATGGTGGACTTGCCTAGCGGCTTTATGGGGTAACGGTCATTCAATGGCTTTAAATACCAGTCAGCGCCGTCTTGCACCAGTTGTTTAAACGTTGTCTCTTCGCTGCCATTTTTGGCGATGACGAAATCGCCCGGGTTGGCGTACATCTCTGGCTCAACGATAAGAACCATGCCTTCAAGAAATTCAGGCTCCATAGAGTCACCAGCCACGCGCAGCGCAAAGGTATGCCGCTGCACAGGTACAGAGGTGGGAATTAGCTCTAAACCCCCATCGCCTGGGTGAAAGTTGTCAACGTACTCTTTATACATGCCTGCTTGAACGTTAGAGATTAGCGGGACAACGCCGCGTAAGACTGGGCCTACGTCAGTGTTGTCATCATCGCTCACTCTGTCAAGCCAATTCGTAGGCAATTCGGCATTAGTTTCAATGCTACGGGCTATTTTCTCGCCAAATGCAGCGACCCCACTTAATAGGTTAGCAACCTGCGCGGTTGATTTCCCAATTGCATTGCCAAGTTCAGTCGGCCCCTTGAGGCCGCGTAGCTTCGCAAATTCCTTGAGCCGTTCGATTCGTATGAGCTTGAGTGACATGCGCACCGAGGGTGGCATGAAACTTTTATCATTTGGTACGATTTCATTTGACACGTATTTACCGTTCGGTATAAGATGAGGCATGGACTTCAAAACATTCTTCTTCAGCCTTACCCCTGACGAGCGCCTGAAATTTGCAAAGAAGGCAAATACATCAGTCGGACACCTCAATAACGTCGCTTACGGAAATTCGAAAGCTAACGCGATATTGTGCGTTTCTATTGAGCAGATTAGTAAATCTGTCGTAACACGGCAGGAACTCAAGCCAACCACATTTTCGGCTATTTGGCCTGAACTTGCACCAATCCGTAAAAAACGCACGGTGGCTTGAGCATGTCACTCATCCTCCGGCCAATCACTCACTTCTGCGCTGTCTTGCGCAATAGCTACAGCCAGACGGCCCAGTGCGTCATTGCGCAGGCACAGGGGCCAGTTCCCGCATCGCTGGCCGCACTCGCATTTGAGCGCTTCGGCCACTTGTATCCAGTGAGTTTTTTTATTGGTGTCAGTCATGCGTCTAGTTTTGACGCCCTTCAACTGGTAACTCAAGCGGTTAGTTCGTAACGCTTTGAAAGCAGGCTATGCAACTCAATCTTCCGTTCCTCACTTGCTACACCGGGCCGCGCTTGCTGTCCGCTGAATCAGTAAGCCAGTGCAAGACATACCGCGACGCCGTGCGTATGTGCTGGGACAAGCGCACCAGGACACGCATGACACGTGCCCAGCTTGCCGAAGAGACAGGTTGCTACGCCTCACACATCACCGATTACCTGAGCGAGAACACAGATAAGCGGGAGCTTCCAGCGAAGCACACAGCCGCCTTTGAGGTGTCTTGCGGCAATCGCGCAATCACTCAGTGGCTCACGAAACAAGCCGACTTAACCATCCTCGAAACGTACACGCAAGAACTCATGAAAGCCGCAGCATGAACACCGCTCAATCACTGAAATTTGGCGAAGCCCGACGCCAGCGCGAAGAGGCTGCACGACGCAATCCATTGCTGACGCCTGCGCCTACTTATGTCAACGCAAGCATGAAGGCTTCTTACGTGCCACCAGCTTGGAGCGTTCGCCAAGGATCTGAACAGCATTTGTCCATCAAATCAGGTGGTATGTGATGAACGCATTTGCATGGCGCTCCAAGCCTTCTGAACTGGCTACTACTGACAAGAGCTTTCGCAGTCCTGTTGTGCACGGAACACCTAAGCCAGCCAGTCACATCACGTATTCAAGCAACGTTCCTCACTCGATCAATACCGAAACCGTCGCAGATAAAGACAAGGCGCAAAAGCTGCGCAAGGGTTCGCCCCTTTTTTTGCCAACGGTTTCGGACAAAGCGCCGAAGCCCCGTCATCCAAAACCTACTGAACTGGAGAAGAAATGAACATCAGCTTCACCGAAACCCGCGCCCGTAGCGACGACCCGCAAACCTCAAAAGATGCCGCCAAACACGCCTCCAGCGCCAAGGCTGCACAAGAGCGCATCGCCATTTTTCAAAGTCTTCAACGTGGCCCCAAGAATGCACGACAGATTGCGGCGGATACAGGGATTGATTACATCGTGGTGCAGCGACGCAAAGGCGAGGTGGCAGGCATTGAGCCGACTGGTCAGCGCCTGGATGGTTGCGCTGTTTGGGCGGTGGTGAACTGATATGGCTGGCGATTGGATCAAGATGCGTAGCAACCTGTGGGATGACCCACGCGTGACCCGTTTGGCCGATATGACTGATTCATCAGAGGCTGCGGTTGTTGGTGGCTTGTACTGGCTGTGGGCTACTGCCGACCAGCACAGCACTGACGGAATCATGCCGGGCTTGTCCTTGAGGGGAGTTGACCGTAAGACAGGTATTCAAGGACTTGGTGAGGCTTTGTGCGCGGTTGGTTGGCTTGCTGACCATCCTGGTGGTGTACGAGTCGCAAAGTTTGAAGAGCATAACGGCGACTCAGCAAAAAAACGCTGTCAGACAGCGAAAAGGGTGGCAAATCACAAAGTCGCTAACGCTGAGGTAACGCAACCAGCGTTAGCGAATGAGCAGGAGAGCGTTAGCACTGCGTTACCTAGAGAAAGAGAAGATATAGAGAAAGAGAAAGAGATAGATAAGAAGAAGATAAAGAAAGAAGACAGCGCTTCGCTTGCCCCTATCGGGGTGTCAGAGACAGTCTGGGAAGACTTTCTCAAAATTCGTCGGGCCAAAAAATCCCCGATGACGAACACAGCACTCGCCGGAATCATTCGGGAGGCTGACAAAGCTGGGTACTCGCTGGAGCAAGCCCTGAAAACCTGCTGCGAACGCGGCTGGGTTGGTTTCAAAGCCGAATGGGTGGCCGACAAAACCCAGAACTCTTCGACCTCCGTGCAGCCTCTCAGCTTCGCCGAAAGGGATGAGCTAGCACGACGTACCAAGTGGGAGGAAATGACGGGACGTAGGTGGCCTACAAGCCCTGCAAATGGCATTGACGTTTACGACATGGAAACCCAAACGCTGGAGATTGCACGATGAGCCTGCCGACTAAAGCCATTGACCGTTTGTTTGAGCGCTTGGCCGCGACTTATGGCGCAGCCTGGACACGCCAGTGGGCTGATGTTCCGATGTCTGACGCCAAGACAGCATGGGCGCATGAACTCTCAGGCTACGGGAACCGCCTTGACGTACTGGCATGGGCGCTTGAGAACTTGCCAGAACGCTGCCCGAACGTGATTGAGTTTCGCAACATGTGCCGCCGTGCGCCTGCACCAGACTTGCCGCGCTTGCCAGAACCCAAGGCAGACCCGGAACGACTCAAGGCGGAGCTGTCAAAGCTGGGTGAGATTCGCGCACAAGTGGCCAAGTCGTCAACTGATGGCCGCGATTGGGCAGGGCGCATTTTGGCCAAGAAAAAAAGCACCGTGAGCGCTTACGCATGGAAGTGTGCAGAGCAGGCAATGGGGATGCAGTCATGAACGCCGCGAAATCACTTCGCAGGCCTGATGTTGACGAAACAGGGTTGAGTGCTGAAGAAATCGAAGTAGCTATCAAGCTGAGATTAGTTGATGACGACGACGAACTAGATCTGTGGCCGCCAAAGCAGCGATTCATTCCCGCAGGCTGGGGCATCAGGAGCAAGGGATTGCGATACGCGCATCCATTTGATGGGTTGGCAACTTGAATGACACCGAAGAACACCGCCATCAATGTGAAGTCCGCCACTACCTTGCACTTGCCAGGCGGCAGGGTCTTGGCTGGTTTAAAGCGTTTGTCGTTGGCTGGAAGCGCTGGCCTGATTCAAAACTGCAGCGTGATTTTTGGGCGCAATGGAAAGCCGGGAACAGCGGCAAACATGGGGAGTGGTTGTGAATGAATTTAGAACAATGCATCTTTTCGCGGGACACGGAGGAGGGCTGCTTGCCGACCTCATTCTCGGCCACCGACCAGTTGTCGCTGTTGAGTGGGATGGATACGCCTGCCAAGTCCTCAGAGAGCGAGCTGCCGATGGATGGTTCCCCGGCCTGCGAGTGCATGAAGGGGATGTCAGCCTGTTCGACCCATCCGAGTACGCCGGAAGCGTGGATTGCATCCATGCGGGATTCCCTTGCCAGGACATTAGCGTCGCTGGAAAGCAGGCAGGTGTATCTGAGGGAACCCGATCAGGTCTTTACAGAGAAGTCTTGCGCATCGCTGGCGTGGTTCGACCAAAGCAGCTCTTCTTGGAAAACGTATCAGCAATCCTTAGTAACGGGCTGGGAACAGTACTCGGAGACCTGGCCGCGTTGGGGTATGACTGCCGGTGGCTCTGCATACGCGCATCCGATGTCGGAGCGCCGCATCACCGAGACCGATGGTTCGCACTGGCTACCCACACCGACAGCGACAGCAAATCAAATGGCTCCATCAATGCAGAAGCATCGAGGATGCCGGAATTTGATCTTGCCAACGCCAACGACGATAGATGCTGGGACGGGTCGGTTCAATACATCAATCGGCGGGACTCCGCGTCCGACTCTGGCGCTGATGGCCAGGAAGAACTTGTGGCCCACGCCGACAGCGCACAACGCAAAGGAAACGGGAGCGCCTTCTCAGATGGAGCGCAAGACAGTGCAGCTTGGGGATTTAGTTGGTGGGAGTCTGAACCCGCAATTTGTCGAGTGGCTCATGGGATTCCCCATCGGGTTCACCGACTCAAAGGGTTGGGTAATGCCCAAGTCCCGCTCCAAGCCGCAACAGCCTACCGCTTGCTCGGAGGGCGTTGAGTGATTGCCAATTCCGCCAAGCCAAAGACTTGCAAAGTCTGTAAAACCAAGTTCCACCCAGCCCGCCCGCTGGCTGTGGCTTGTTCTCCGCTGTGCGCTTTGGAGCATGGCCGCGCACAGACGGCAAAGAAAGCCGCCAAAGCTGCATCAGACGAGAGAAAACAGACGCGTGAAAAGCTGGACGCACTGCGTACACAGCCGCAACTCAAAGCACTGGCGCAGAAAGCTTTCAACGGCTTTATCCGTGCGCGTGACGCTGGCAAAGCTTGCATCTCTTGCAATACGCGCCTACCTCACGAGGCTATCGGCGGGGCGTTTGACGCTGGGCACTACCGAAGCGTTGGCTCGGCTCCGCATATGCGCTTTGTTGAGGACAACTGCCACGGGCAATGCAAGCACTGCAACCGCTATCTGGCTGGAAACCACGTTGCTTATCGGGGCGGGTTGCTGATTCGCATTGGGCAAAGGGCGCTGGAGTTGCTGGAGTCAGACCAGACGCTACGCAAGTACACGAAGGAGGGCTTGATTGAGATAGCCCGGTACTACAGAGAAGAAACCAAGAAACTGAAGGGGCAGGGATGACGTATCAAAAGAAAGTCGTGATTGGCGATGCAACCTTGTACTTGGGCGATTGCATGGAAATCCTGCCAACGCTGGACAAGGTGGATGCGGTGATTACTGACCCGCCTTACGGAATTAGTGCAAACAAGCAAACTCTTGGCAAGGGCAAAAAACAATTTGAGCGAGGTGGGGATTGGGATGAATCTGCACCTGAACTTGCATTGTGCTTTTCTGCAGCTGATTTTCTTTGCTTTTGGGGTGGCAACTATTTTGCAGATCAGTTGCCGGTAACAAATGATTGGTTGATTTGGCACAAAGTAAACGATGGCCGAAGTTTTTCCGAGTGTGAAATGGCGTGGTCAAATTTTGGGCGGCAAACGCGCCATCTTTCTCATCATTGGTCAGGTGAAGAAAAGGCGCATCCAACTCAAAAGCCTTTGCCGGTGATGCTTTGGTGCATTGAGCAGTCTGGTCGGGCTATGTCAATTCTTGACCCATTTATGGGAAGCGGCACAACAGGCGTAGCGGCCCTCCAACTGGGCCGCAAATTCATCGGCATCGAGCGCGAAGAGAAGTATTTCGACATTGCCTGCCGCCGCATAAAGCAAGCCTACAACCAGCGCCCCCTGTTTGAGCCTGAGCCCATCCGAAAACCTGAGCAAATGGGGTTTGAGGCATGACAGAACGAGACCCAAACGGGCTAGACGCCCATTCCCCGGGCGCAAAGCTCGATGAGGGCAAGACGATGCCTTGGCTTTGTATTGCAGGCTTTGCCAATGCTCTTAATGCCGTCGCTGATGTGACGACAAAGGGCGCAAAGAAGTACACGCCGGACGGCTGGAAGACTGTGCAGGATGGTGAGGCTCGATACATGGAAGCTTTTGGGCGGCACATGCTGGCTTTGGCCGGTGGTGAGGAAATCGACAGCGATACCGGCTCTAGACACAAGGCGCAGATGGTTTGGAATCTGCTGGCTTCGCTGGAATTACAGATTCGCCGGGAGACAGGGCAATGAGCAGCCTGACGATTGAGCTGTTTAACCGCCAGCAAGCCTGGGCAGTCATCAAAGCCGAGGTGTACCCATTCCTGACGCGCTGGCTGCAAGACGGTAAGCGTCTGGTGCTGACTATCAAGCTACGCAAGCGCACCCCAAAGCAAAACCGTCGCTACTGGGGCAAAGGCGTGCTCGCTCAAATCACCGAGCAAGTGGTGGTGAACGGCCAAATGTTTGACGCTGAGACATGGCATGAGCAATTCAAGCGCCAGTTCATCGGCGTCATTCCTATGCCGGACGGCGGCGTCAAGGGCATGAGTTCAGCGGACTTGAGTACAGCGGAATTTAGCGAGTTCTGTACGCAGGTTGAGGCATACGCAGCCACTACCTTGGGCGTTACTTTTTATGACTTGGAGGCAGCATGACTAAAGAAGACATCATCCGCATGGCGAGGGAGGCATCAGCGGGGAACGAACACAGGAATGTTTACTTTGAGCTGGAGGTCGAGGAATTGGAAGCCTTCGCCGCCCTTGTTGCCGCTGCCGAGCGCGAGGCGTGTGCGAAGGTGGCCGGTGTTGCACTTTTGGGGGCAGAACGAGTGCTGACAAATCGTGTGCTAAAGGCCATCCTCGCAAGGGGCCAAGCATGAAAAAGCAATGTAAACGCCGCATCTGGTCTTTGGTTAACCCGATAACTTATGCCATGCAAGGCGCTGCCATCACCCCGCAGCAGGAGCTAAACAAGCTCCGAAACCGTGAACTCATGGCGATTGAGGCGTTTGTCAAAGGAACAGCAACACTGCGGGAATGGCACGACATGACGGCCATGCTCAACCTAGCTGAAACGATGGCGCGGGACGGCATTGGCCCGGAAGTGCTGCCTGTCTGTGAAGAGGCGCAGGAGCATCTAACGCAAGCGGCAAGACGGTTTGAGCGAGTCAAGAAGATGGGCACAACTGGGCTGGGCATTCAATGCTTCAGGGATTTATACGAGTACCACGACTTGCAACGCTCAAGCATCAGCCGCGGTGAGCTTGAAAAACTGATTACCAAGACGCTCAAACGAATCAAGTCCAAAGCGCCGGAGGTGGTCGAGCTATGAGCCAAAAGAAACGCGTGAACGACTATTTCAACCAGCACCCCAAGGCATCAACAGATGACGCCGCCAAGGCGTTGGGGCTGACCCGCAAGCAAGTGCGCAATGCAATGGACTCACGCAAAGCCGGGGAAGTTGAGGCTATCCCCCGAAGCGTAAAGGTTGCCCAGGCTTTGGCTGTGCGCACATCAAGCTTTGCACTTCATTCAGTTTGGCAATGAGATGGTTGCAAGTCAACCTGCCGAGCATTGGGTTGACTTCTTCATTTCACTTTTAGCCGGTAGCAGTTCATCCAAGCTCAAGGCGCCTTGAGAGTGGTGCACAAGCTTTCGGGCCAACTCTACGCCTGGACGCTTTCGCTTGTGAGCCAAGTGCTTCCAGTAGTCGTAACTGGTGCCAACCTCTGCACACAGCACCAAAATCCGCTCCCGGCCTTGCTGCTTCCAATACTGCATTGCGTCCATGCGCCCCGTCCCGTAGTTGTTTAAAAACATCTATACAGTACCAAATAAGTCGCACTAGTGCAACCAATTTGGGCACAATGGAGGCTGTTTCCTACAGAAAAGCGACCAGCTTGATGTTAGAAACACAAAACCACCACCAGAAAAAGGCTACCTAATGGACACGGCAACTATTCGCCACATCAACTTTATGGCGTTGTACAAGGCTTTCCGCGATGAGCGTTCACACCTTCCAGAACGAGGGATGCTTAAGCTGTTTGCCGAGGAAGTCGAAATTTCAGACCGCTACCTTTCGCACCTCAAGCACAACCGGAAAAACATCGGCGCGGCCATTGCCCGGCAGATAGAGGACCGGCTACATTTGTCCCATGGGTGGATGGATAACAGGCACGACCAGCCAGCCACAACACAGCCAGCAGACGAACTTGAGGCTAACTTTTTATCAACTGCCCAGGCTCTGTATCGGTCGGCACCAGCAGAGGCTAGAGCCATGATGCTGGAGTTCTTGAAACGCAAGTTAGAACCGGAGCCAGTCGCCAATGAGCCAAAAAGACGCAGACGATGAACAGGAGTTCATGGCCTTACTTGGCCAAGTGCACCATGCGGACATGCCTGAAGTAATGCAAGCTCTGTTTGAAATATGCAACCCGGCAAGCATCATTAAGCCGCCCATGCAATTGACGAAAAGCGACTACGCAAGTATGATTTAGCAACTTGTGGCAAACGCCATGGGTGTCTTTTTCGTGGTGGAACAGACCGGATGCCTCACAGCAGCCTTTGAGAAAGCCCCTAGAAGCTTAGGTTTTTAGGGGCTTTTTCTTGTCCGGCGCATTTAGGCGCTATTTGTCGCATAACGGATGGTTATCTGCTTTGTTGTGCAACCTTTAAAGTAGTGGTACTCTTTGGGTGTCTAAAAATTAAGCACACCCCAATGACCCCAAAGCAGGAGCGTTTTTGTCAAGAGATAGTGGCAGGCAAGAGCCAGGCGGACGCCTACCGCGCAGCCTTTGACGCCAAGGCCATGAAGGACGCCACCATCCAGCAGGCAGCATCGCGCCTTATGGCTGACTGCAAGGTTGCTGCAAGGGTTGCCGAGCTCAGAAAGCCGGTTACCAATGCCGCACAAGTCTCGCTTGCTGAACACTTGGCCCGGCTATCCGGCTTAAGTGAAGCTGCCGAGAAAGAAGGCAAATATTCCGCAGCCGTGGCCGCTGAGATTGCACGCGGCAAAGCGGCAGGACTTTACGTCGAGCGTACAGAATTGACCGGCAAGGATGGAGCTCCCATTCCCGTCACCAGCGTACCATTGACGCTTTACCTTGAAGCCCGGCAAAAGGTGCTGGATGAATTTTGAAGCGCAGGCCATTGCCTTAGCCGCTCAAATAGAAGCGAGGGAAGACCTGTATTTCTTTTCCCGCTACATGTTTCGGCACCGCAAAGGCTTTAAATGGAAGCACAGCGACCACCACCGGGTTATATGTGACGCCTTGATGCGGGTGTACCGGGGTGAGTGCAAGCGCCTCATCATCAACGTGCCGCCAAGGTACTCCAAGACGGAATTGGCTGTTGTCAACTTCATCGCGTGGGCATTGGGCAAACACCCGGATGCTGAATTTATCCATGCCAGCTATTCAGCCAGGCTGGCTACTAACAACAGTTGGCAGACCCGCACTGTCGTGGAATCGCAGGAGTACTGGGGTATATTTCCCGAAGTGGTCTTGCGCCACGACTCCAACGCCAAGGACGAATGGCGCACCACCGAAGGCGGCATCATGTACGCCACCGGCTCAGGCGGCACGATTACCGGCTACGGCGCGGGCAAGATGCGCCCCGGCTTTGGTGGCGCCATCATCGTGGATGACCCCCACAAGGCCGATGAAGCCACCAGCGACACTATTCGCAAGAACGTAATTGACTGGTTTGGCAACACACTGGAAAGCCGCAAGAACAGCCAGGACACGCCCATCATCATCATCATGCAGCGATTGCATGAGTCCGACCTGTCCGGCTTTTTGCTGGGCGGTGGCAATGGTGAGACTTGGGAGCACGTCAATATCCCGGTCATTTCCGAAGATGGCCAGGCACTTTGGCCACTCAAGCACTCGATTGACGAGTTGCGGGCCATGGAAAAGGCCAATCCTTACGTCTTTGCAGGCCAGTACATGCAGCGCCCGGCACCCTTGGGCGGCGGTATCTTCAAAAACCACTGGTGGCGCTATTACAGCGAGTTGCCGCATGTCAAACGCATAGTTCAATCATGGGACACGGCGTTTAAAACCAAGCAATCGGCAGACTTTAGCGTTTGCACGACATGGGCAGAGTGTGAGCTTGGCTACTACCTGATTGATAGCTACAAGGTCAAAGTGGAGTTTCCAGAACTGAAGCGGGCGGCACTTTCATTGTTTGAAAAATACAAGCCGCACGCTGTGCTTGTCGAGGACAAAGCCAGTGGCCAAAGCCTAATTCAAGAGCTAAAACGTGATACCCGGATGCCCATTGTGGCCGTCAAAGTGGACGCAGATAAAGTTTCGCGTGCATTTGCAGTAACCCCGTTGGTAGAATCGGGAAGAGTATTCCTACCAGAAAAGTCGCATTGGTTGGCTGATTTTGTCGCCAGTATGGGCACTTTCCCGAACGCTGCGCATGATGATGACGTGGACAGTGTGACGCAGGCGCTTAACTATTTGGCGCGGGGTGGTGGGGCTACAGGCTTGCTTGATTACTACGCGGAAGAGGCGCGAAAAATGAGGGAATCTAGATGAATGCACCCGTAAAAACTCCCATTTCGCCGGGCCTGATTGACCGTGTAGTTCGCGGCGTCAAGTACGTGGTTAGCGGCGCCGGGCCGGATGAATGGTTTGGCCCGCAGCAGCCTTTGCAGCCTTTTGCGCAGGAGCAAGCAAAAGGACGCCAGTTCGATTACCCAGTTGGCTACAACGTCAACATTCAGCCACGCGCCTACGAGCCGACCAGCTTTGCCCAATTGCGGGGACTGGCTGATAACCTGGACCTGCTGCGCTTGGTGATTGAAACCCGCAAAGACTTGATGTGCAAGCTGGCGTTTACCTTCAAGCCGATTGACCCCAAAGCTGAAAGCGATGATAGGTGCGACCAGCTGAACGAGTTTTTCCGCTTCCCCGACCAAGAACACACTTGGGACGAGTGGCTTCGGATGTTGTTAGAAGATCTGTTTGTCATTGATGCCCCAGCTATTTACCCGCGCCTGAACTTGGGCGGCGGGTTGTATGCGCTGGAGCCAATTGACGGCGCTACGGTCAAGCGGGTGATTGACGGCACAGGCCGCACCCCGCAGCCGCCCGAGGTGGCTTATCAGCAAATCCTCAAGGGCATGCCTGCGGTGGACTATAGCCGGGATGAGTTGATTTACAAGCCGCGCAACCTTCGCACTTCCAAAGTGTACGGGTACAGCCCGGTCGAGCAAATCCTGATGACGGTCAACATTGCACTGCGCCGCCAGGTGAGCCAGATGCAGTATTACAGCGAAGGCTCCACGCCTGACCTCATCATGAGCGTGCCCACTGAGTGGAATCCTGACCAAGTACGCCAATTTAAAGACTGGTGGGACTCCATGCTGGCAGGCAACACAGGCGCCCGGCGCGGCACGATGTTTGTGCCCAGCGGCGTCAACCCGGTCAACACCAAAGAAGGGATGCTGAAAGACGGTTACGACGAGTGGTTGGCCCGCGTGATTGCCTTTGCGTTCTCCATCAGCCCACAGAACTTGATTTCACAAGTGAATCGGGCTACGGCTGAAACTGCCGCCGAAGCTGCAAAAGAAGAGGGTCTGGCCCCCATCATGATGTGGGTGAAAAACCTCGTTGACTACATTGTGTGGAAGCACTTTGGCTACAAGGATTTACACCTGTCTTGGACGGACGAGAAAGACCCCGACCCTCTCCAACAAGCGCAAATCAATCAGATTTACATCAATGCTGGCGTGAAAGATGCGAACGAGGTGCGCGAGGAAATTGGCCTTGATGCTTTGACGCCGGAGCAGGAGCAGGCCATTGCCGCCAAGAAGGTGCAGGCCGCACAGAGCGCCATGAGTGCCATGGGCGGGGGAAAGCCGGATGCCAAAGACCCCAAAGAGGATGAAGACCCAGCCACTGAGAAATCGCCGAAGGCTGAAAAGCTGGAGAAGCGCGGAAAAAAGCCCATGCGGGTGCTGGCCCCGCTAAATCGCCAGCGTCTGGAAATCATCCGGGCACGCGCAAAGCTGACTACCCTTATTGAAGGCACGTTCAAAACCTTTGCCAAACAAGCCGCAGCGCAGGTTGTGGCCGGGTATGACAAGCTGACCAAAGCCGAAGACTTGAAGGGCATGAGCGACCAATTGATTGATGGCGTAGAGCTTGATTGGGATGAGTTCGCGCGCGACATTAATCCGCTGTTGTTCACCATTGCCCTGGACGGCGTGGGCGAGGCGGCAACGCAAATTGATCTGACGTTTGGCACTGCGCTTGACTTGGCCAACAAACGCGCCGAAGCCTATGCGCTAGAGCGGTCGGCTGAAATGATCGGTAAAAAGTGGGTAGATGGTGAGCTGGTTGCCAATCCAAGGGCTGAATGGGTTGTCAGCGAATCCACCCGCGACATGTTGCGCGGTCAGGTGACAAACGCTATTGAAGAGGGCTGGAGCAACGACAAGCTTGCGGCCTCGATTGAAGACGCCCACGCCTTCAGCCCGGAGCGTTCATTAATGATTGCCCGGACTGAAACCGCCATGGCTGATGTAGCGGGTAACGTGGCCGCTTACAAAGAGGCCGAAGCATTAGGTATTGAAGTGCTAAAACAGTGGGTGACTGCTGAAGACGATCTTGTAAGTGAGGATTGCGCCTTGAATGGCGAGTCACCGCCTTTGGGTATGGATGACGCGTTCCCCAGTGGTGTGCAGTTTCCCCCCGATCATCCAAATTGCCGGTGCGACTTCCTGCCAGTGCTGTTCACAGACTTGATTGAGGGCAAATCATGAGCAATCCAATCACCAACTTGGGGCAATTGGCACAACTGAAATTGTGTGCTTTTTTGTCTTTAAGTACTACCATTACGGTAGATCAAACACTAAAAAAGGCGGAAATATGAGCGCGGGAATCGTTAAATTGCCATGCGACCAAGGTGCTACGTTTCAGTTGGCGCTGACGTATCGCAACCCTGACCAGACGCCTGTGGACTTGACTGATTACACCGCTGAAATGCGCGTGGCAGCAAACAAAGGCGGGGCGCTCGTCCTGCACCCCACTACTACCAACGGTCAAATTTTCCTCAGTGATGGCGAATACAACGTGCTGGTGACGGTGCCCGCTGATGTGACCGCATTGCTAATACCAGGGCAGTTTGTGCACGAATTGGACTTGACTAGCCCCAGTGGCATTGTGATTCGCCTCATTGAAGGCTCATTCCCTATTGATGCAAAGGTCTAGCCATGGATGTAGTCATTCAATACGTCAAAAACACCGTTGAGCTTTTGCAGACGGCTGTGAAAGTAGAAGTTACCGCGCCCGGGCCGCAAGGTGGCAGGGGCGAACCTGGGCCACAAGGCACCGTAACGCCTGAAGTCACAGCCTTGCGCGATGAGGCTGTACTTGCAGCAGCAGACGCCGCCGCATCAGCGGTAGAGGCCGGCCTGTCCGCAGGGTTGGCAGAGCAGGCCGTCATTGATGCGGCTAATGCTTCGCGCCTGACGATTGGCACAGTGGAAACACTGCCACCCGATGGCACATCAGAGGCAACCATTACCGGGGTTGCTGGCAGTCAGGCGCTAAATCTAAAGCTGGTGACAGGGCTGCAGGGTGAGCCAGGTGAAGACGGTATTGATGGCGTGGATGGGCTGAGTGCTTATCAAATAGCTGTGATAAATGGCTTCATCGGTACTGAGGTTGAATGGCTGGCATCGCTAGTGGGTGCAGATGGGACGGACGGCACGAATGGGACGGATGGTAGTGATGGACTAAGCGCCTATCAGATCGCTGTCATCAATGGCTTTGTGGGCACAGAAGCCGAATGGCTGGACTCACTTCAAGGAACGGACGGCACCAATGGTACAGACGGCGTAGGCGTTGTTGCAGGCGGCACTACAGGGCAGGTTCTGACGAAAGTTAGTGGCACTGACTACGACACCACTTGGACGACTCCCGGTACAGGTGGTGGTGCTGTTGATTCTGTCAATGGACAGACGGGCACTGTCGTTCTCACAAAAGAAGACATTGGGCTATCTGCAGTCAACAACACTTCTGATGCAAATAAGCCAGTAAGCACCGCGACTCAGATGGCGTTAGACCTAAAGGCTAATCTTGCCTCTCCAACATTTACAGGAACGGTTGGTGGCATTAGTAAGGCAATGGTTGGGCTTTCAAACGTCGATAACACGGCTGACTCTGCCAAGCCTGTAAGCACCGCCACCCAGACAGCCCTTGATCTAAAAGCCCCATTGACTCACGTAGGCACTGGGGGCACCCAGCACGCTACTGCAACTACTTCAGTTGCTGGCTTTATGTCTGCTGCTGATAAGACAAAGATGGATGGCCTTGCGACTGTTGCCGCATCGGGCGCATATGCAGATTTAAGCGGAAAACCAACGCTTGGCACCGCAGCGGCTACTGCAGCCTCTGATTACGCAACAGCGTCTCAAGGTGCTAAGGCTGACAGCGCCCTCCAGCCTGCAGCCATCGGCGTGTCTGTCCAGGCCTATGCGGCCGGAACAGTGGTGGATAGCTCGTATGTCCACACGGATAACAACTACACGACAACCGAAAAAACCAAGCTGTCCGGCATCCAGGCGGGAGCAGAGGTCAACGTCAACGCAGACTGGGCGGCCGCTTCCGGTGATGCGCAGATACTTAACAAACCCATATTGGGCACAGCTGCCGCTACAGCTATTACTGACTACGCAACAGCCGCCCAAGGAACTAAAGCAGATTCTGCTCTGCAACCTGCTGCCATTGGCGTGAGTGTACAAGCCTATGACGTTGACCTAACTTCGTGGGCTGCTATCCCTCCGTCTTCAAAGCAGGACACGCTAGTGTCTGGCACGAACATTAAGACGATCAATGGTTCCACTATTTTGGGCAGTGGTGACTTGACGGTGAGCGGGGGAGGTGCAACGGCCTATACAGCTTCAGTATCGACAGCTTCCTGGACAGGTACAGGCCCATACACCAAGACAGTTAGTATCACCGGTCTAACAAGCTCCAGCAAAGTCATTCTAGACCTTGATATGTCGAGTGCAGCTTTTTCTGATGTGACAAACATTCAGGCAGCTTATGCATTGCTATATCGTGCTGTTCCCGGAACTGACTCTTTGACGCTATACGCCACCTCTTCTCCGGCTATAGCTTTTAATATTAACGCAACGGTGGTTTAATTATGGATGCACTTATTGTTAGACGTGGCGGTATAGTCTCTGCTTTGATAGATAAATCGGTATGGTCGCAGGCGTACTATGACGCTGTTTACGCGGCTGGGCCGGGGTCATGGTCACGCCCTGAGTGGCGTACATTGCCTACTATGGCTTCAACTGACCAAAAGTTTATCGGGCTTCATGCAGTATTTCCAGAGGACGGAAACTTCTGCGCACTGACAGCTTCAGGTGCTTACACCGTTGATTGGGGCGATGGGGTTATAGAAAACTTTGGCACTGGCGTACAAGCAAATCATCTGTATGATTACACAGACGCTGATCTTGCAGGCACTGACGCTCCTGTTAGTTTTATTGCAGCAACTAGCACTATCAACCGCACAGCGCATGGATTCAGCAATGGAAAGAAAGTCACTTTCTGGAATATTGTCAGCACTATGGGTATAGTCAATGGTCAAGTTTACTATGTTGTAAATGCTACTTCTAATGCGTTTCAAGTATCAGCAACCTTAAATGGCGCAGCTTTAACATTGACAAACGATGGTAGTGCGTCTTTGACTCGCTACAAGCAAGCAATTGTTATTGTGACGCCACAAAGTGGGCAGAGCCTGTCGTCAGTTAACCTAAATGTTAAATATTCAGCGATTAGCGCACTTCCAGTATATTCGACCGGCTGGCTTGATATTCTAGTGGGAAGTCCTAATTTTAGTAACTTAGTTATAGGTTTAACTTCAACAACCGAAACAATAAAAAAGAATGCAATTGAGAGAGTTAGGGTATTAAATCTTGGATCAATCACTTCTTTAGCTTACAGATTTTCAAGCTTGAGAGCGCTGGAAGTAATTGAGCTACCAAGCACGTCAAATGTGTCAAACATGTCAGGAATGTTTTTAAATTGTACAAGTCTACAAACTACAAAACTGTTTGATATGTCGGCAGTCACGTTGGCGGCTGATACTTCATCTGGAATGTTCCAAGGATGTATTGCACTTAAAACTATTCCAAACTTCAATACTCAATCTTTAATAACAATAAGTTCAACAAGCGGTGGAATGTTTTCAGGGTGTATAAGTTTGGAATGTATTCCTCTTCTAAATACTTCACTAGTTACCTCTATGGGGGGGACAGGTGCTGGTCTGTTTGGCGGGTGTAGGACTTTAAAATCAGTACCGTTATTAGATATGTCATTAAATACGAGTATGAATGACATGTTTAATGGTTGCTCAAATTTACAGAATATACCCCTCTTTAATACAGCTTCAGTAAGCGCCTTTAGTAATGCTTTTTTAAATTGCGTTAACTTACAAGCAATACCGGCTATAAATACACAGTCCGTGACATCGGCAACAAACGCATTTAATGGATGCGCTTCATTGCAAGGAATACCTGAACTTAATTTAGCAGCAGCAACAGGTACTACAAATATTGTAAATGCTTGTCTTAGCCTGTCTGGTTTCAAGGTTAACAATCTAAAAGTATCTACTTCTATCGCTTCATGCAAATTGTCAACTTCCGCATTGCAAGAGGTTTTTGCAAATCTGGCTACAGTAGCTACATCTCAAACACTGACAATTACAAGTAACTACGGAGTCGATACGGCAGTAACAAAAGTTGTTAACACAGTTGCTCAATCTGCGGTCATTCCAATGGCAGCAACAGCAGGTCTGGTTATTGGACAGTTTGTTACAGGTACAGGGACTGGCATAACGACAGGTGTTTCTGTAGTTTCTGATGTTGTAGCTGATACTCTTGTACTGGCAGCACATGGCTTGACTAATGGAAAGCGCGTATCGTTCTCTGCACTTGGGACAACTGCTGGAATTTCATTAAACACGGTTTACTTTGTTGTGAACGCTACAGCTAGCACTTTTCAAGTAGCTTTGACTCTTGGTGGTTCAGCTATCGATCTGACGGGAAGCAATTCCACGCTTACAGCGAAGTATCCCAGCTACATATCATCAATCACTGCAAATACATCGGTCACTTTAGACACCCCAGCAGCGACAACGGCAGCATCTTCAACTCTGACATTCCGGGTACTTGATGCGTCCCCAGCCCTTATGAAAAACTGGGCAGTAACTTTTTAAAAGGGCACGATATGAGCGATACATCAGGTTTTTACAAGAATGATGAAGGTGGTTTGCTGTTTGGCCCAAACGGCGTCACCGGCCCAACCTACGACCTGCAGCGAGCAAGCCGCGATGAGCCGGTCTACCCCGTTGATAACTGGTACTGGTTTGACAGCGAGGAAGAGGCTCAGGCGTTCTTCGGCCTTCCCGAAGCTAGCGCATCTCAATAATTGACTACGCTAAAAACTTCAACCCGCTCAAGCAGCGGGTTTTTTACGCTTAAAAACTACCTTAAAAATAGCTTTTCTACCAAAATATTCACTCAAATTCATCATTTCTGATAACATTGCCTGCATTAAAGCTACCTTAACGGGCGCATTCAAGGCTAACATGAAAAAAATCTTCGCTGAAATCTGCAAGGTCGATGAGGAAAAACGCATGGTGTACGGCTATGCCAGCACCGAAGCCATGGATGTGCAGGGCGAGGTTGTCACCAAAGCCGCCATGACCGAGGCGCTGGATGAATACATGAAGTTTGCCAACATCCGTGAGATGCATCAGCCGTCCGCCGTGGGCGTGGCCAAGTCTGCAGAAATGGACGACAAGGGATGCTTCATCAGCGTGCACGTGGTCGATGACAGCGCTTGGGCCAAGGTCAAGGCGGGCGTTTACAAAGGCTTCTCCATTGGCGGTAAAGCCATCAGCAAAGTGGACGGCATCATCAAGTCGCTTCGCCTGTCCGAGATTTCACTGGTAGACCGCCCAGCCAACCCTGAAGCGCTTATCACCGTGTGGAAGGCTGACGGCATCGATCAATCTCCTGAGCAAGCCGTCAACGAACTGGCCGCAATGCTGGACAAAGGCGAGATCAGCCCCGCTCGTTTGATTGAGTTGGCCAAGGCTGACATGGCTGTAAGTGAAACACCAGGCGCTGAGCCTGTTGCTGAACCAGTGATTGAGCCAGCCGCCGAAACCGCCAAAGCCGACGAGCCTGCGGACCTGCAAAAAGGCATGTACACCGTGTCCTGGTTGGCCGACTTGCTCAATTCTTTGAACAGCATCCGCAATGAAGTCAAGTGGGAAGCCGAAAGCGAAGGCGACAACAGCCCGCTACCAGCCATGCTCAAAGACGCAGTGGAACTGTTGGCCGGAATCCTGACGGACATGGTTGCAGAAGAAACCCGCGAATTGACCGAAGAGCAGAAGGCAGACCACCTGATTGACATTGCCAAGGCAGGCAAGACCATCAGCACGGCCAACATGACCAAGTTGCAGGCCATGCACGACCATTGCACAACCATGGGCGCCAAGTGCGCCACTGACGATGCAGCCAAGGCCGATGCAGAAACCACGCTGGCCAAAGCCGAAGTGGACAAGACCGACGCCATTGCCAAGGTTGCCGCACTGGAAACCGACATGGCCAAGCTGTCCAGCGATAACGCGCTACTTAAAGCCGAAGTCGAAAAATTAAAAGCCATGCCCGCACCGGGTAAGGCACTGCTCAAAGCCATCACGGTCAGCAAGGCCGATGACGCAGGCTTTGAAGCCAGCATGAGCAAGGTTGCGCCCGTGGTTGACGCCAAGGGTGATGTGAATGACGCGGCCTCGCTCATCAAGATGATTCATTCAAACGGCGGCGTCATCCTTCGATAACGCCATTTCATCAACTACTTTTTTTCACTTGCACGTCAGTCTCTAAGGAGGACGCAATCATGGGTTCTAACACTACCGCCGAAACGCTGGAGCTGCTTAAAGTCGCTCAAGCCAAGCCCGACGACCTTATCAAATCGTTTGTTCAACCAGGCTCCGCAACGACCGGCCTGCAAGCGTACAACCTGGAAGCTCCTTCCAAAAAGCTGTACCCCATCTTGACGCCTTTGCGTAACTCCATCCCACGCGTGGGTGGTGGTTTTGCGACGCAAGCAAACTGGAAATCCATTACCAACATCAACGTGGCCAACGTCCGCGCTGGCGTGAGTGAAGGCCAGCGTGGCGGCGTTATCAACTACGCCATGAGCGAGAACTTTGCCGCTTTCCGTGGCTTCGGTCTGGAAAACAACGTCACGTTTGAAGCTAACTACGCCTCCAAAAACTTTGAAGACGTGAAAGCACTTGCTGTTCAGCAAACTCTTGAAGCCACTATGGTTCAGGAAGAGCGCTTGATTCTGGGTGGCAACACTTCCGTGGCCATGGGTACAACCCCTACGCCAACTGTGACTGCATCCACCACTGGCGGCACGTTGGCCGCTGCCACTTACTCGCTGATTTGCGTCGGCTTGGGCATTCAGGCTTACCTCGATGTGGTGGGCGTGAACAACGGCTCTACCGGCCAATACTTCAACGCTGCTACGGCAACTGTTC